ATCCCGAGTTCACCAAGCGGTGCAAGACCGCAAAGTTGGAGGGGACCTACGCATGCATTGCCAAGGAACTGGATTCGGGACTGAAAGCTGCGTTTCCGGTTGGAAAGGCTCACAACCCCGTGTCGGATGCGGCAATGACTCTGCAGATTGCCGTGTGGCTGACCGAGAAAGATGTGCGTTGAATACAATATGGATACTAGATACTGGGGCGGGAGTGGGTGGCAGCTCTTTCACCTAATCGCCGAAGGATCGCCCACTCCTGGACCGGCACTCGCATTCATGAGTTGCGTGTTGCCTTGTAAGTTTTGCCGTGAAAGCACCACGAAGTTCGTTTCGGAACACCCGCTCACCGGGGACGCGGGTCGATGGCTGTTTGAGATTCACAAGAAGGTGAACCACAAGTTGACCGTCCAGGCCAAGACGGACTCGTCAGTGATTCTGCCTGACCCAGATCCGACCTACGAAGAGGTTCACAAGAAGTATGCGGACCTTCTGAAAAAGAAGCCATACGCAGTTCCGGGCCGCGACTTCCTCTTTTCGATCGCATACAATTACCCCGACAAGCCTGACTATGACAATGTCAATACTCAACAGGGGTTTCTCCGGTCCCTGCGAAAGACATATCCGTTCCCTGAGCTTCGGAAGGTCTATGTGAAGTACATGGATTCGCATCCACTGACGCTTGAGTCCAGGGCCGACTACATGCGATGGATCTATGGGCTGCTTCGTCGCCTCGCGGTGAAAACGAACTCATCTATTCGCACATTCAAAGGATATGCACATCATGTCGCATACTACAAGAGCGGATGCACTAAACCAACCTACCATGGAAAGACGTGCCGCCGACTGGATGGAGGGGGCTTCACGAAAACCCGCGATCATCGACGAACTCGACGGATCGCTGTTGGAGGTCTACTTGCGTAAACAGACAGCCGAAGAGGCTACACTGTGTATGCGAGTGTATCTGGTGTGTGTTTCGGTGCTTACTGTGTTGGTCATGTGGTCAATGCTTGCTTAAAACATGGACATGCGGCTCTTGCGGTGGCGGCGAGTGCGGTGCTTCTTGCCCACCGAGCCGTGGCTCTTGTAGGTCTTCTTCGCGGCAAGGATCACCTTCTTCAGGCCGTCTCCCTTCTTGTACGTGCCGCGGTGCTTCATCTCCGACATTGTCTTCTTCACGTGAGTGAGCCAAGGGTTCGCCATTTTTGTTTAACCGCGAGGAATAAAACCCACACCACCCCCAGGACATAAATTCCACTGACATCCGTATGCGTGAACGTCGTCCATGACCTTGAACTTGGAAAAGGCCTGGTCAGGTGCGACAAGAACAATGTTCGACTTTGTGAAGGACTGCAGCTCCTCTGGCTCGCGAGGGTATGCGGCCTGCTGGTACGTCAGCCGACGCAGGCGGCTCTCGTTCCAGGAGAGGTTGATAAGAGGTTCGAGGTCTGTGCCACGCACCTCATTGCCCGAGACGAGAATGATCTTGTTTGCAAGCGAATCCAGCTGCATCTCCTCCACGTTACCAGTGACATAGTGCTTCCGGACGGTTGTGTTGAGGTGATACGCAACGCGATTCAGCGTAAAACTCTTATCTGTGTGGGCCACGACACTCAGAATCAGCGGGTCGTCGGAAGGGAATGCCTCGTTCACGAGAACTTCGCAGCACGAATCGAAAGAACGGTGAGCAACCTGATCATAATTGGGCTGAAGGGCGACCACTGGCTCGTCCTGGGCGTCGGAGTACACGTGAAGCTCGATCAGACGGTATCCTTTGGCAAGTGCACCCGAGAGGTCCTCGAATGTGCTGCCCGGGACTAGATACTCTGCTAACTTGCGATCGCGATGCTCACGGGGTTCCGTGTCTGCACCGGCCATGACATACCCCGCGGCAACGAGGGCACCAACCGCAAGGAGTGTTTCCATTGATCTAGTCTTCTTTTTTTTTGGGCTTGAATAGCGGTCCGAACCTCTCTGCATTCACCTTCTCGTCCGAGATACGCGTCTTCATTGGCAGACCCATCAAACACGCATAATGAAAGTGAAGACAGTACATGCCGCATTCGGATTCCTTGAACTGATGCCGGGTCGTATTGTAGGTAAGTCGCATCGCAGGCCCACCTCGTGCGTCCCACTGGTCTTTCCAGCGAAACATCAGCCGCTGAATCTCCTTCTCGGGCTTGTGTGCATACGAATCAAAGTACGTCATGCGAGGATACGTCAGCTCTGGCCGAATGTCCAGAAATGCAGCAATCCAGTGCTGACCCGGTCCATCGTGGACATCCGTGTTGAACACAATGCCCACTCGGCGGCACCCCTTCGCATACAGCGTGCCCAGCTTCATCGAGCAAAGCGTCGATACGATGCACCTCGACGTCTCCGATTTCAAATCAAAGTCAATCGGCACACAGCCCACAAAATGATAGTCTTCGAACACCTTCTCGTATTCGTGTTCAAGCTTATCAATGTCATCGGACGACAGCCATTCTGACTGGTTCTCTGCCCACGAACTAGGTGCACGGGGACGCTTCATCATGGACGACACAATGCAGACAGGGTCGCCCGTGTTGCACTTTGCGTGAAGACGCTGCTTCAACTGAGCCCATACTGCGGTTGCAGGCCCTTTTTGGATCTCTCGCTCCTTCGGGTGTTCTTTGTTATATACAGTCCTTAGCCGTTCGATTTCCTTCTCATCGAACAGGAACATGGACTCGCTTGCTTAAAACGGATACTTTCCTTGTTGACAGTTCTGTAAAGCAAAATGGACACACTCAAGGCAATCCTGTCAAAGTACATCCGCGTGAACAGGGATATCTCTCAGCTGAATTCGCAGGTCTCTGAGCTTCGCGACAACCGCCGCACGGTCGAGCTAGATCTGGCGGCGTTGTATGCTCACACGGAGCTTCCCGACCAGATTCTTCTGCGGGAGTCGGAGATGACGTTCAATGTCAAGCGTCCGAACAAGTGGAAGAAGGGATGGAGTCTGTCCAAGAAGGACCTGGAGTTGTATCTCAAGGACATTCTGGGCGAGCGGGGTGGTGATGTGATGCGTGAGATTGTGCGTCGTCACGAGCCTAAGCTGGTGGCCGACGACTTTGGCTTCGAGTTGAAGTCCACGGGGTCTTCGGGCTCATCGGACCCTGCCGACTGAACGACTACACGTGGAACCGGGTTTCGAGAGTACACAACTTCAACTGTGCCGGTATAGTTGACCGCTCCTGTAAAACATACGCAACAGCACATACATGTCAGAACGCTAACGGCGACCAAAGCACCGACGAATGCGTCCCCCATTATGCTTTTTGTTTTGCTTGGTCGAAAGCGGGTTCTAGGGATGCTTCGATCTCACGCAGCATGGCGTTGATCTCACGTAGGTGTTTGGACGCTTCAAGGGTATTTTCGCGGGGCATGAATCCATATTGGATTCGAGTCACCGCAACGGATAACTGCCTTTGTCGCTCAACCACTTGAAGTGCCAGTGCGGATAAATGTTTTCGCATCAATCGATATGTGTTGGACGGAGAAAATCTTTAAACCCTACGGGTGCGGTGACGACGGTGGCGACCACCCTTCTTCGCCTTGCGGGTCTGGTGCTTGCGGACGGCACGCTGGATCACCGTCGCCGCCTCGTTCTTCGCCGCCTTCACCGCCTTAGCAATCGCCTTCCTCCGTTCCGTGAGAGACATGTGAGAGTACTGCATTTAATCCTTCTCAAGAAATTCCGTCGTCCTCCCGTGAAGCGAAGTATTCACGCATCTTTCTGTCGACGTCGCGATCGGTTAACTCGAGAACTCCATCCTTGTTGGTTTCCAGAATCGAACGCACGTCGCGGACGCCGTCGAGAATGCGGTGCCGGTCCACATACTTGCGGTTCTTGGCCGACCCGTGCCACAGGTGATAGATTGTTCCCGTCGAACACGCAAGGTTGGGGTGTGCCATCCGCGAATAGTCTTCGTAGGAGGGGACCAGTGATTGATGAACGTATCCACGCGGAAACTTGATGTTCATCCACGCAGCGGTCGACATGGTGTCGCCGCTTCCCGTGATGCCCTCCTTGTAGAAGCCGATGTCCCTGAACCACTTTCGCTGAAACGCCCACGCGAATCCCGGGTGGTAGTTGTGATTGTATGGGTTGGTGCGGTTCATGTACGCAACCGACAGCCGTGTCTGGACCATCTTTGTATAGGTG